GTCGCTGACCCCTTCGGGTTCTGGCGGTGCTTGCGACCGCGTCACGATTACAAAAGTCACTGGGTTGACGCACGGCATGGAAGTGCAGTTGAAGTGGAAGGCAACTACGCCTGTGGTTATTGAAACGATCCCACAGAACAACTCGTACACGCAAGACTACAGCAAAATTGGCGGATTGACCAACAATGCAGGCACTGGCGTGGATGGCGCAATTACATTCACCACTTTGGATGCAAGTGCTGGCGATACTTACACTGTAGTGCTTGAAATGGTCAAGCATTATGTAAATCCGCTAGGTTAATCATGCCAAGCAAATCACCTTCCCAACATCGTTTGATGGAGGCGGTCGCACATAACCCTGCGTTCGCCAAAAAGGTGGGTATTCCCCAAAAAGTTGGCAAAGAGTTTGCTCGTGCTGATGAGGGGAAAAAACTTAAAGGAGGCGGTCTATATGACAACATCAATGCAAAACGTCAAAGAATCGCTGAAGGTTCTGGCGAAAAAATGCGCCGAGTGGGTAGCAAAGGTGCGCCAACGGCTGAAGCCTTCCGAGAGTCAGCAAAAACCGCCAAATTAAAAGATGGCGGGCCAAGTCTTGCTGTTGGACGGGGTGAAAAATTATCCGTTGAAAAGGGCGCAGGGCTTACGCAAAAGGGCAGAGACAAATACAATAGAGAGACTGGTTCTCACTTGAAAGCTCCACAGCCTCAAGGCGGTGCCCGTAAGGATTCATTTTGTGCCCGCATGAGCGGGGTGGTTGAACATTCAAAAGGGGACGCTCCACGCGCCAAAGCATCGCTGAAGCGGTGGGACTGCCCCGGCTGGTAAGGACACATAACATGGCGTTTTCTGGAACCGTAGGACAGACCGTCATCAATGTACAGACATTGATTGATCACGGCGCTAGACGCTGTGGAAAGCTCGCCGAAGAGTTAACTTCTGAGCAGGTGCTGTCAGCCCGACAATCGCTGTACTTCTTGCTTTCCAATCTTGGAAACCGAGGTATTCAGTTTTGGACAATCACCAAGAAGGTTCTTGGTTCACAGATAGACAACTACCTTTACACCCTTCCAAAAGGCACAATTGACCTCTGGAACGTGCTGTATCGCACAATGGCGCGCCCCAATGGCGCATACACCAGTTCTGCTGGCGGAACCGTTGCAAACGTATATGACGGTGATACACAGACGATTTGCACCCAAACGTCCGCTGATGGCAACATTTCCGTCAATTACGGCACATCCAACCCAATTTATATTGGCTCCATTGGATTCTTGCCTGCTTCGACTGGCTCGTGGTCAATCATTTATGAATACTCAATAGACGGCACAACTTGGGCCACTTTGGTTGATCTTGGCACCATTGATGTGGTCAACAACACTTGGGTGTGGACTGACATTGAGGCTGGTCAAACGGTCGCTTTTTACCGCATTCGCGCCTACAACACGACAACCCTGTCGTTGCGTGAGTTGTACTTTGGGAACAACTCGCTTGAGGTTCAGATGTCTCCACTGAACCGCGACGACTACACCAACCTGCCAAACAAGAACTTTACAGCAAACCAACCTTATCAATATTGGTTTGACCGCACTATTCCCCAGCCATCGATTTATGTGTGGCCTACGCCATCAACTGCTTTTGTGCAGATCGTTTGCTGGTACTCGCGTCAAATTGAAGACGTTGGATCACTCACTGATGAGCTTGAGATTCCCCAGCGTTGGTATGAGGCTGTGCAGATGATGCTTGCCCACCGCATGGCGCTTGAGTTGCCACAGGTTGCAATGGATCGTGTTGGCTATCTTGAAAAGATGGCGGATAAGTTTTTGGCAGATGCTGAAGCTGAAGAGCGGGATCGTTCACCAATTTACTGGGCACCGAATATTTCGGTGTATACGGCCTAATGCCAATCTTTTTAGACACAACGGGGCTAACGTCCCTTGCCATCGGGGTTTGCGACCGATGCAAGATGAAACGCGCCTTTGTGACGCTGGGGCCAGACCCCAACTTCCCCGGGTTACGAGTCTGCGACCAAGGATGCAGGGATCAGTTTGACCCCTACCGCCTCGCCGCCCGTAAGACGGAACGTATTAACCTGCGGTTTGCGCGTCCTGACACGCCTATCGGTGCTGGCGACAACTATCTGATGACTGGCAGTCAATCAATGGATGGCTCAAGCCAATTCCAGATTTCGACCGAACAAAACACTCAGACTCCTACAAACACGGGGAACAAGGACACCATTGCGCCGAACCCCCCAGACAATACGAGTACCTAAATGTCCGCACAAGTAACCATACTCCAACTCCCAACCGCTGGTGCTATTACAGGTACTGAGGCGGTTCCGATTGTCCAAAATGGGGTGACCGTACAAACTACGACTGCGGCGCTTGCTGGCTCACCCGTTCAGACCTACACCTATTTGACGGTCACACAGACCCCTCAACTTGCAAACAGTCGCTATGTTGGCGCAACCAATGGTTTGGTAACCACCGACGGCGGAGCGCAGGGAGTCTTCAATATAAGCACCACAGGCGCTTTATTGTCTTTGGTGAACTCTGGTACTGGGTTTCAGGTTAAAACGTCTTCTACAGCCATTACAGGGCGTTCTATCGCTGTTTCTGGCAATGGGTTGTCAATTACAAACGGTTCTGGCATATCTGGCGACCCGACCATCGCTTTGAGTGGTCAAGTGTTGAATTTTGCCAATGCCAGTTTTAATGGACTTGTGGTGCTTTCGACTGGTGGCGCTATCACTTCTGCGACCATTACGGGAACTGCAAGCCAAATTAGCGTTGCAAACGGAACTGGGGTAAGCGGTAATCCAACAATTTCTTTGGCGGATAACCCTGTGTTGCCCGGTCTTGAGAGCGTCACCGTACCAATTGGCGCTACGGGTTCGCGCCCATCTTCTGCTGTAAATGGTATGTTGCGCTACAACACCACCCTTGCCGTCTTTCAAGGCTACGCAAACGGCGTATGGGGTGCAATTACAACGGGTTCAGGTGTTACCTCTGTTGGTACTGGCACAGGTCTGACGGGTGGGCCAATCACCACCACTGGCACGATTTCTATTGCCAACACGACCGTTGTTGCTGGTACTTACGGCAGTTCAACCAATGTGGGTCAGTTCACGGTCAACGCGCAAGGTCAACTGACTTTTGCTGGGGATGTGGCTATCAGCGCCGCTTCTATTGGCGCAGTGACTACCATCCTTGGTACGGCAAACGAAATAACCGCAACGGGTACATCGACTGTCACATTGTCTTTGCCCGTGGCTTTGACTTTTTCTGGCAAAACAGTAACGGGTGGCACGTTCAACATGACAGCGGCAACCGTTGGGGCAGACACTGTTGCTACCCTGACCGCAAATCAGACGCTCACAAACAAGACCATCAGCGGCGCAAGCAACACGCTGACCAACATCGCTAACGCATCGCTGACCAATTCGTCTGTGACGGTTGGAACAACGGCAATTGCCTTGGGCGCATCAAGTCTTACCTTGGGCGGTCTGACTTCTGTTGCTGTAACTCAAGACCCCGTGTCTGCATTGCAATTGGCTACCAAGCAGTATGTTGATTCAGTAGCGCAAGGATTAGACCCAAAAGCATCTTGCGTGGCGGCAACAACGGCAAACATTACGTTGTCTGGAACGCAGACGATTGATGGGGTGGCGTTGATTGCTGGAGATAGGTGCTTGGTTAAAGACCAGACATTGAGCCAGAACAATGGAATTTACTTGGTTGCGGCGGGCGCATGGACTCGTGCAACGGATATGGACACTTGGGCGGAAGTCCCCGGCGCATTCACCTTTATCGAGCAAGGAACCCTATACGCTGACACTGGTTGGGTTTGTACTTCAAACGCAGGCGGTACTTTGGGTACGACTCCCATCACTTGGGTTCAATTTGCTGGTGTAGGCTCTTACACCGCAGGCACGGGACTGACCCTCACGGGTACGCAGTTCAGCATTACCAATACGGCTGTCACAGCGGCTTCGTATGGCTCTGCAACTCAAGTGGGTACGTTTACGGTCAATGCACAGGGTCAATTGACTTTGGCGGGCAA